AATAGGTTTGTTTCTATTAAGAGTGATTTCATTTTATATTCTTATTTTTTAGATTCCATTTTACTACGGATTCTAGTTGCTATTGTACCTAATTGTGTTTTATCCACACCCAATGCATCAACAACTTGTGCTACTAATTGTAATTTTTGAATATTACTAAGTTTTGCATCTTTAATTTTATCAATAGCCATTCCTAATTTTTGTTTAACTGCAGATGGGATTGAAGCTTTTGGTAATTCTGCTGATATATCTTCGGTTTTGTATTTATCTCCATCAACTTCGAATGTATCATCACCTTCTTGCTTTGCTTTAGAAACAGCTGCTCCAAACGTATTACCTTCATTTTTTTCACCCTTACCATTCCAAGCAGAATCAATTTTGTTAAAGAAAGCTTTCTTTTCTTCATCTGACATTGCATTTATATCTTTACCTGCTTTATCTAAAGCTTTTTGAAAGAATGCCTGATATTCAGATTCTTCTGTCATTACTTCCTTAACTAATTCTTTTAGTCTTGATTTTGTAATTGTTGCGTTCATATTTTCTTTTTTGTTTGGTAGACCTTTATGTGATGTTGATGCATAATCTTTAGCATCTTTATCAGTCATACTATCAGCTGCTTTTTCTACTTCTTTAGATGGTGCTTTCATGTCTCCTTTTTGTACTGCATGAACCATACCCATAAATCGTTGTTGTGCTTTTGATACTGCTGGCATTTATAAAGTTCTTATTTTTTCCGAAAGATTCATTAACCTTTCTTTGATTTTATGTAAACTCTTATTTGTTCTTTTATAGTAATCCCCTCTCTTAACTCCATTCTCATTCTTTATCTTAGAATACCAGTTAACAAATTTCTCTACTTCACCCAATTGTTGTTTTATAGATGTTATACCCTTACTCATTTTAGATTTAGGAGAACCATCTTCGTTTTTAATTGCTAACCAACGATTTTCCATAAGTTCCATACCACTTAAATCAGCTATCTCAGCCGAATCAATATCATCAGCTGCCACTTTTTTCATAGGTAATCCCTCATCTTTACTAACTGCCATATGTCCTAATGCATAATCATTTTGAGCTTCTTCTAAATTATCAACAACAGTTCCACCAGCTGCTTTAGCTAATCTATTATTTTTTTTCTTAGTTTGACCAGGTTTTGCAAATGCTGACGGTGTATCGTATCCAGCTATAGCTCCAGTTACTGTCATTTCCTCCAATTCCTTTTCGTCTTGGATTTCTTTAACTAACTTTTGAATTAACTCTTTTAATTTAATATTATCCATTTACTTTAGACTTTAATTCTTTTATTAATTCATATGAAAGCATAATAGATGAAACCTGACCATCGGAAACACTTTTACCTATTTTCATTTTTTCTAAAACGGAAATAGTTTCTGATAATTTAATTTGTGTAACTTTATCTGTTAGTTTTGATTTAATACTTTTTAATTCAGATATAATTTTTGGTAATTCAATGCCAACGTAATCTTTGAATTTTGTAGTATTTGTGATGTTGTTTATATATTCTTTCAACAAATTCTTTTGGGAAGAATCTAAATTTGTATATTTTTTGTTGAAAGTTTCTACTAGAATCTTATAGGTAAGTAAACGTAGGTCTTTGTCTTGTTGTATATAGGTTTCTATTAACTTCTTATCTTCGATTGATTTAACCACTTGCGCTGGTTTAGAAGTTATATTTTCTATTAAGGTAATCTTTGAATTAAAGATATCTTTAATATCATATTTTTCATCTCTTTTAGATTCAAACACTTTATATATTGAAGCTAAAACTTTATAATTTGATATAGGAGAGCTCAAAAATTGCTCCAAATCAAATTTTTCAGCTACTTCTTTAATAAGATTATACTTCTCTTTAGAAAGTTTAATGTAATTTAACTTAGTATGTGCTTCACATACAGTTTCTACTAATCTATCTGCTTTAGTTTCGGAACTATACTTCTCCTTTAACAAAAGGTCATAAAGACGTAATTCTTTATTTAATTCTGTTGAAGGCGCAAAGAATTCCCTAACTATGTTTTTAGCGTTTTCCGTCTTATCGCCGTTAAGAACTTCTAATGTTATTTGTCTTACTAATAATTCAAATAACACCCCAGTGTTCTTAAACTTGGAATGTTTAATTTTTTTCATTTAATTACCCTATATTTGTTCTACCCTATAAACTAACACATATAAATATAAACATTTTTTTCTTTATTAAATTTTAGTATCATCTAATAGGTTTTTTTCATCTAACATATCAGATTTTTCGTTTAAAACCTTCTTTTTTGATGAAATTCCGTTTATATATTCTCTTGCTAACTTTTTATGAGTTGCTGTTAAGTTTCTACCGTCTCTTTTTCGTTCACCGTGATTTTCTTTATCTCCCAATGGGTCTCTACCATATGGATGCTTATCTTTACCATATGTATTACCTTCTTTAGGTCTACCAAGCTTACCCTCAATTTCAGTTTTTAATTTACTAATTTCTTCTTCCACATTTTGTTGTTCTGGTGGATTTGCTGGGTCTTGTCCTTGTGTTTCTATTGATTGATATCTGAATCTATCTTTTAAATCCAATATCATTTTAGCTCTTTCGGTATCAATTTCATCTTCACTCATATTAAATACATTATGATACACCCAATCGGATGATAACATATTCAATTGTTTGATAGAACTTGATAGATTTACCTTTTCACTCCATAAATTTACTTTTTCTTGTTCGTAAATTGTAGAAGCGTTAGTTAATGATAATTCAAAATTTGTTAATTCCGAATCATCCACACCTTGTGCAGCTAAATGAACAATTGCAATCTTAGTTAATTCACTAACGACTGTTCGTTGTATTCTTTCAATAGTTCTTGCAAAACGAACATCTTCTGCAGCCAATGTAGCTTTACCATTTACGTTCTCATCATAAGATAAGTAAGCTTTTGGTACTCTCAATGCTGCAAATAGTTTAGCTTTAAGATATTCTATATCTTCAATTGCTGCGTATTCTAAACCTTGTAAATTTTCAATAGAAGTACCACTATCACTACCACGAACAGGTAAAAAGAAATCTTCTGTAAGGTTTTGTATATTATATTTTAAGTTATAATCACCAGTATCTTTATTAACAAATGGAGTTTTCTTCATTTTATTAATAATCTTTTGCATGTAGTTATCAACCTCCTGTGGTGGAATATTACCAATATCAATTTTGAACACTCTTTTTTCAGGTGCTCTCATAATACGATGGATTAACATCGCATCTTCCATTAAAGTTAATTGCTTCCATATTCTTCTAGCGTTTTCAATCATAGCCTTACCATATGGTAGGAAGTTTGTATCTGAAAGTAAGCGAAAGTGAGCCATTTCATAGTTCTCATATTCCTTTTTACCATGTTGGTCTAATTCAACTTTAAATTTAACATAATTTTTATTATGTGGGTCAGTACCTTCCAAACGTTCAACATTATATACAGAATATGGCATTACGTTTATAATACCTTTACCCTCTGCCATTTCCAATGCTAAGAAAGCATCTCCGTATTTAACCATATTTCTAATCCAAGGCCACAAGTTAAATTCTACATTCATTACATCATAAAACAAGTTATGTAATACCTCTCTTACATTTTCATTTGTAGATTTAATTTGTATTACATCACCGTATTCATCTTTAGTTGTAGATTCATCAGCGTAAATATCTAATGCCGATGCTATAATTGGGTCATTATCCATAGCATCATAATCTCTGAATAATTCTCTACGAACTTGATGATACGCCATAGATTGCGCACCATTACTATTTTCATAGAAAGATTTTTGCAACTTTGTGTATCTATCTCTAAGATTTACAAAATTGGTGTTATACTGTCTATCATCAACATCAACAACTTTTCTTTTACCATCTTTATCAACGGTTACAATTGCTTGAGTTGAAAATAGTTTTTTTAACCTACCAAAAAAACTTCTATCGTCTGTTTGTTGCTCTGCCATAATTTATTTTACCATTTTCTACAACTCCAGTAGTTTGCTTTTGTTCTAGGACCAGGATTGTCACAATTCATTCTAGCTCTAAAACTCTTTCTACGTTCTGGGTTGTTCTTTTTAATTACCATACCTTTTTGTCCAAAGTTTACCTTAATAACTTTACCAGTTTTTGGGTTTTTAACATAAACTTTAAATTTCTTAACATCTCCCTGTGTTGGCTTACCTAACTTTACTTCTCTACCCTGATACTCTGCTTCGTAAACACAATTACAATTTGCTTCTTCCAATTGAGTTGAATATGCTTTTAAGAAGTTTACGAAATCATCCATATCTTCTTGTTCAACATCTAATTCATCATAATCATCAATCGGATTATCAATAGGTTGGTCTCCTTTTGAATATGCATTATCTACATATTCATCTTCTTTGATAATATTTGTTAATCTAATCATTGGCTTGTATTTTGACATATATCATAAATATCGTAATTTAGTAAAACCCTACTATTTTACAACCATTGAGTTAAATCTTCCATATCATCTCCAATTTTCATCTTCCAAGGGTTATCATCAAATGAATTACCCCCATATACACCTGTATATTGCATATTGGATGAAATTCCCCCCAATGCTCTTTTAGTTAAGTCAATACCTTCTTGTCTTAATCTAAGTGCGGTATCTCTTACCCATAAAGCGATTGATAAAGACATTACCAAGTCATCATTATAACCCTTCATAGCTTCAGCTCTACCATTCATATAGATAAATGTAAATAATTCATCTATCAAACGAGTGGAACGTACTATGATTGTTTTTTCTCTAAAATACTCATCCAATTTAGATATAATCAAAGGTCTTGTTTTTGATGTTGTTGAGAAACCAGCAACCATTTGTTTTTCATCTGCTCTATATTTGTTTCTCATTTGATTCTCTACATCAATATATTTTAAATCCTTACTCATATAGAATAAGTTTTTATATTGTCTATCTATACATTGTTGTATTGCAGCCCATCCAATATTTGCGTTTTCTACAACAAGTAATGCTTCATTATATTCAGTTGATAGATTAACTAAAAAATTTCCAAAATCTTTAGTATCTATTTTTCCTTTATATTCAGCTACTTGAGTTGCTGTTTGTATATCCAATACTTGTGCAGTTGAATAATCGGCCCCATCTCCTCTAGCCACATCGGCTACCACCATATATGAACCATTTGCCATTGGATATTCCCATCTCCATAAATTTCCATCAAATCCTGTTTTTTCCAATGGAGGTTGTACATATGTTTCTTTATAAAACATTAACAATTCAGCATCAATTACAGTTTCACCAGAAGATACAAAATCACAATCACATTCTTGTGCCGCTTTTTTAGGTCCCAATAATTTCTCTTGTTCGGCTCTCCACTCATTTCCTCTTTCAGGGTGTACAGTCCAATGTAATCTTATTGTATTAAATGGATTAGTTGATTCTTCTGCAGCAACCCATGTTTTGTGAAACCAATTACCCACACCATTTGGAGTAGATAATGCAATACAAGCACCACCCGTTGAAAGTGTAGATTGTGCAGATATCCAAATTTCATCAATATCGCCAATAAATGCAGCCTCATCAAATATAAGAAGTGATAAGGCTTCAGAACGTCCTGCATCAGGAGAAGATGCGATTGCTTTAATTTGAGAACCATTTTGTAATTTAAGTGAAAGTTTGTTATCTTCCAAAGAACCTCCTTTAAGCCAACCCGGAAGTAATTCATGCATTACCCTTACCTTTGTTACTAAGTTCTTTGCAACATCTTGCTTTGTTGCAATAACCAACACGTTAAAGTCACCATTGAATATCATTTTCCAAAGTGCGTATCCAGCCGATAAAGTTGAGATACCAGTTTGACGTGATTTCAATACTATATTAAATCTATTACTAGCAAATTCAGTTAATGTTTTTTCCTGAAATGGAAATAAGTGAAATGGTATCTTTCCTCTAACTGGATGCTGAATCATACAATACTTCTTCATAAAGTGAATAGGGTCTACCGCACACTTTTTGTATTCTTCAGCTACAATTTGTTTTAATGTTTTCTTTTGTATTATACCAGTACTCATATTAGTCTTTAAGAGGTCTAACTAAATCGTAATTCTTATCTTTTAATTTATCGTAAGCCTCATTTCTTAATTTAGTAGCTTGTTCAATTTCACTTTCAAACTTAATAATTTCCAAAAGGATTTCTGCTTTAAGTTCTTCAACATCCCTTTCCATACTCCATTTTTCAATAGTACCATCTTCTTGAACAACTTCATAAGTTTGTTTTGCATCATTATATGCTTGTTTAAATTGAGCTACGATATCTTTACCATGTGAAATCATATTAGAATATATTTTGTAATCTTCATATGCATCCCACAATCCATCTATTTGTATTTGAGATTCTTTTTTAACCAAACAAGTTAAACAATAACCAGTTTTAGATACTAACTTTTTATCATGTCTACTTAGTTTAATAGTTTTACAACCTTCTGCTTTACAACTATTTAACCTATCTAAATAAGCTCTAACTTCGGCCATAGTATCACCCAATTCGGATGTTTCTATTTTACCAGCTTCTAATTGCTCCCAAGATTTTCCATTATCATCTGTCCATTTTTCACCAACCTTACGTTTTACAATTTCTTTATCTACTCCAGAAAATGATATTTGTGTGTTTTTTTCGTAATCACCACCAGTCAATACCATATCTACCAACTTTCTACGTGTTGGATGCATAAACTTTTTGTTGAATTCCTTTGCCATACTATATACGATATATTTGTATATATAAGTATATCAAAATTAGGAAAACAATTACTTTTCAAAGAAAATACCTAAAATTTGATTTAGTGGTGCGAATGCACCTGTTAATTTGTATGTGTTACCAGCATAGACAAATACAATACCTTCATTTGGTACAATCTTTTCAAACCCACCAAGTGCATTAAGTCTTTCTAACTCTAATTTTAATTTTGCAATCTTCTTAGGGTCACCACTTGCTTTTACTTGAGATATTGTTGATTGTAAGCGAGCTACCATTTGCCTTTTGGCACTATCAGGGTTTGCTGTAAGAACCGAGTCCATAAAAGATAGTACATCGGCACCAACTCCTAAAAATATCTCCTCAAATCTCATTAGATTTTGCTTCCCTATCTTTTGTTGGTCTTGCTTATCAGTTTGTTCTGCCCAAGCTTTTAATTTTACATCAGTTATTTCTGCTATACGAAAACCCTTGTCACCAAAAGCCCATCTTTTTATTAATCCTATCTTTTGTTGATAATCTAATTTCTTAGCTTTCTTTTCCACAAAATCAGTCCACCAAGCTTGATGATAATCAGCCACACCATCACTATCAGAAAGATTAAATTCTTTTTGAAGTTTAGAAATCATTCCTAAATACTTTCCTTGTAGTTTAGAAAGGTGTTCTGATTTAGGAAGTTTATTAATTGGAGGTCCCTGTATTGTGTATTGTGATTGAACATGTGCATTTACTTGCTTAATCATTCCACCTAATATAGTTGCCGCTTGTTGGTTTTCACCTACAATAGTACCATCGATATCATAATCAAACGTACCATGAAATACCAATAGGGGTTGATTGTAAGGGATTACGTTTACAGAGGTTGGATATATTACTTCCAAATTCATAAACGAACTACCATCCTTAAATATCTTCTTACGTTGAGGTTCTGATAGGGATGCTATTGCTGCAGATAAATCTTTCATAGCAAAATTGTAAGCGTCGGTCAACCCACCCCTACCAGCAAATTTATCTGCTACCTGTCCTATTGTCATAGCATCAGCTCCTTTGTTCTTTAGGTGTGATTTGTTACGAGCTGCAACCAATCTACCATTTACCCAACTAACTGCCAATGCTTGTCCATCAGTCTTCTCTCTTGCTAATTCCAAATCACCATTCAATGCTCTTACCACAATTTGTTTTAAATCACCAAATGTAAGATTCATTTCAATATCAAATGGATGGTTCATATGTCCATAAGCCCCACCTTCGGTTAATAAAGATTCTTTAATAAAATCAGATGGAGATTTTAAACCATGCTTTAATATACGATTGTATTTATCAGTTGTATCGTTATGATTATCTATTGGTAATTTTTGGTCTACTGCTTTTTTCTTTTCTCTTTCAGATGGAGTTTCATCAAAGAAATCCCAACCTTCTAAGTTATCTAAATAGTATCCTTCATTATCATAATCATTCCAATTAGCATTCCATTGAGTACCAGTTGTTGAATTGCCATCATTATAGAAAGCACCATTACCACTTGCTTCAGCTATACTATCACCTTCTATACTTGCTAACTTTTGATAATAATTTAAATCTTCCCATAAATGGTCCATTGCTATTTCAGCTGCAATACGAACATCAGTTGTATGTTCCATTTCAACTTTAATACCAGTTGTAAGATAATCTTTTATTTTAGAAAGCTCTACATTATATTTACTTGCTAAATCTTTAGTTGTTTTTTCTTTTGCTAAACCACCAGGAATTTTATCAATCTGAACTGCTATTTCATCTATCTCCTCATATCCACTCATACCTTTATTGTTAAGTTTCTTACTATTCTTCTTAACATCTTTAGAATCAGGTGCTCCATTGATATATCCACCCGGCAAACTCAAACCCACACCAGCCCCACCACCAAATCCCATCTCATCTAATAGTGCATCAAAATCAGAAACTATTTCTTTAATATCTTCTTTTGAAATTATTGTATCTTTTTGATTTTTAGGAAGTTCCCAAAATCTTTTAGGTTTTTTTATTGATTTTTTAGGTTTTGTTTCTTGCCAATCTTCTGTTTTATGTGGGTCATCTGCTGGATTTAATGTACTTTGAACTACATTTTTTACTTTATATACTGCTTTTCTAAATTGAGTTTCGGTATCTTTTGATTTACCCTTACCTCTCATAGCATCTGCTTTTGGTTTTTCTAATTGAACATACCCACCTTGCTTATACCAATTTTCAGGTTTAGCAGTATTTAATATTCTTTTTTGTCCATCAGCAACAAATGAAGTATCAGGCTCATCCCCTGCATTCATACCAGCATTGGATGCTGCTTCTTTTAATTCTTCTTTTTTAGGGATTCTAAATGTTACTGCTTTCTTACCATTAATTGTTGGCATTCCCCAATCATCAGTTCCTATTGTTTTTACAACTACTTTTTTGTTTTTAAATTTACCCATTAGTAAAGTATCACCAACCTTTACATTTAGTTTTATTTCTTCATTGATACATTCTTTAAGTTTTTTCAACTTAAGAGTAATCATTTTAAAAATTTGGTCATCAAACTTTGGATATGCTTTTGTAAAATTCTTTTTTCTTTCAGCTGCATCTCCACTACTTAACCAATAACGGACATCAGTTCCACTAATAGGATTTGATTGTGAAGGTACTGCATAGACATATCCTTTATCCAAATAAGGTTCAGTTACCTTACCTTTATATGGTGTAAAGTATTTACCACCCAAACGATTTTCATCTTTCTCACCAACTACAACTATTAAACCAGTTGTATCCTCATCATATTTGTTTAGAATTTCAGATGGGGCATATGGATTTTTAACATTAACGATTTTAGATGATGGAATCCCAAACATCTTTGTCATTATTGCTTTCTTTTCAGAAAAATTAAATGGAGATTTATTGTTATCGGTAACGTTGGAAGTTCCTATAAAGACACTATCTTTACCAAACTTATTTACCAAATGGTCATATGTTGCATAATGACCTTTATGAAATGGTTGAAAGCGGCCCGAATAGACAACAACTACTTTGTCCATTTGAGCTGCTTCTCCCAATATTGTTTCTATTAAAAATTTTGTTAATCCCTTCATTACATAGTTTTCTATACTATATAAATATTTAAGATTATTCTTTTACGACTTTCATACCAGTATTCGAATCAGCTGGTGTTTGTTCTCTCTGCATTTCAGCCATTTGCTTTCTTGTAGGAGCTCCTGGTTGATACTGAATCGTACCATCTTGCATATTGATTCTTCCTTGTGGGAATTTTTCATCCAAACCATCGATAAACTCTCTTAATTGAGAATTTGCCATTTTGAATTCATCTTCTCCCTTTTCTAAAAAATCATCCATTCTAACCACTTCGTCATTGATTTCCTTCTTGCGAATGTGGATTTGACCGAATTCAATGATTAATGCGTTAATCTTTTGATTAAGCTCTTGCATCGATTTGAATACATCTGCATCTATTTTTGCAGTTTCAATCGTAATTTGTTGTTGCTGTGGGATGTTATCTAAGCTTGCCATAATTTATTGTTTTTATATATATAACTATATTGTTTTTTTGTTTTTATAATATTTTTTCTAATTCTTTTATTACCTGTTCCGATGTTATTGATTTAGTACATTCAAAATGTCTATCCGTACCTTTATGGTCAGGACACCAATTCCAATCACCGGGATCTAATCGTACTCTATTGAAGCATCCTTCACACTTTCCTTTAGGTGGGGATATTCTGATACAATCTTTCATCTCCGCCCATTCATATGAAAATCCACTAATCAAAACAGTAGGAACATCCAAAGCCCAACTCAACCAACTCAAACCACTTCCAATTCCAATGAATGCTTTGGATTTTTTCATTTCATCTATTACTAATTCAAGTGGTCCATCTGGGTGCTTAACTATACCTTTTGGTAATTTATTACCCATATAATCATCACCTTCTTTTGATACTAATTTAACTGTGTATCCTTTTTTATTTAACCAATCTACTATATCTTGCCATCCAGTTGGGTTATTCCAAAATTTAGATTGTGCTGTACCAAATACTCCAATACAAACTTGTTTAGTATTATCTGCTAAAATTTTCCTTTCTTTTATTTTTGGTTTTATTTCAACGTAATCTAATCCTAAAATATCCGAACACATTTTTTGCATTGTTTGATGCTTAGGGTCTTTTGGATTCTTATATACATTTATAGTATCATCCTCATTATAAAATAAACCAATACAATACATAGCATATAGATTTGTAACATTTGTTCCAGGAGATACAAATTCTAATTCAGGATATTTTTCCTCAAACATATCGTTCATAAATGTAGATACTACAACTTTACAATTATGTTTTTTTCTAAATTCATCTACATAGGCAAACCATGCTAAACTATCGCCCAATGCTTTTGAATCCAATGCAATATAAACTCTTTTATTTTCTGCATTATAAAGATATT